TGTAAATTAGGAAATCTTTTAATCTTTCCCATATACTCTATACGTCCATCTGCTTCCTTAGGTGCCCATTCTAAATCTAACCAACAACAAGGTGCAACATTTCCAGTAGCACTTATATATAACATACTATCTTCTTTTGCTTTACAAGTAATAGTTGGTAGTGATTGTTTTTCAGCAATTTTTACTTTTGCAGTTATATCTTTACTATGCTTTGTAGGATAAAGAGTATTAATAACATTATAGTCATCATCAATTACATCTAATTTACCATCTCTAAATCTTGCAGAATGTTTCATAGTAAATTCTGTAAATCCTAGCTCTTTGCTTAACTGCTTACAAGCATCAACTTGATGTTCATTATGTTTAAAAACTAACATATCCCAACGAGCATTGCCACCTGCACTAATAAACTCTTTTGCATTAGCAATAATTTTATCCCAGTTTGTGTTAATTCTATATAAAGAATGTGTATCCTTTAATCCATCAATGCCAAATATAACTGTTACGTTTATTTTTGCGAGAGCTTGCCACCATTCTATACTTCTACCACTACCATTAGTATGCATTTGCAATCCCATGTGTGGGTTATGTTCATACAAATAGTTAAAAATTTCTAAAGTATCTTCGGCTATCATTGGATCACCTAAGTTACCACACATACTAAAATGATTTAATTGTTTAATAAAGTCAACATCAAACCACTTCATAAAATTTGTTAATGTAATCTCTTCTAAATCTACACCGTCTCTTAACGGACCGCCTTGAATTCTTCTAGGACACATTGGGCAACGGGCTTGACACTTGCTTGTTACTTCAAAGTGTATTGATTTAATTTCATCTATGTTATACATTTAAATTCTCAGCTATTCTTTCTGCAACAAGACGTATAGTTTGACGACCAGGATGAATACCATCTCTTGCTTTATCTGATACTTTCGGAAGAGGACTACCTAAATCATCACATCGCATAACTTTAGCAGTTTCTTGGAAGTAACTTGCTTCATAATATTCAGTATCTTTCCATAATTGTTTACTAGTTAAACTAGCAATTAAGGCATGCGTTTCCCCATGTTCTTTAGATTTTGTCCAATGCCCTATATAATTATGCGGAGTTATATTCCAAGGACCATAAAAAGTAACATCTTTACGATCATAATATACTGTACGATCATAACCTGTCCAAAGATGAACTACTGCTTTTGGTGTTGGGTAATTAGCACTTAAAATTATAGAGTTATGTAATGCGTATGTAATAGAACTACCGCCAACTCCCATATTAATTACAGGGCAATTCATTAAAGTAGATAGTTGACTACTAATAGTATCAGCGTCGTCAACTCCAACGCCAAATACTGCACTACATCCAAATATAACTACTGAGTTTGCCCAGTTAATATCTGCAAATTGTTCTGTTCGGTAACTATGCTTATTAAGAGTATACTTAACTGACTTATGTCTATATTCCCAATCTTTAGATTTTGCTTTAAGATTTGTTTGATATAGCTCATTAGAATCTGTGCCAAAGCTAGTAAAATTATTATTGACATCATTGTTTCCAGCAGTTGGAAGGAAACTTCCAGCTCTAATAGACTTTGGTATACTATTAAAAAGTTTTAACATTATTTACGACCTATAATCATATATCTATCATACTTAGGTAACTCTAATGTACCCGAATAAAACTCTTTACTAATATTTGCTTTCCATTTAAAATCTAATAAGCTCTCTGAACAATTAATATGCTCAGGATGAGATGAAAAATTATTACTTTGTGCAACTACCCATGTATCGTTTGGAACTTTGTTTAACCAAGTATTATACTGTTCTTGTGAAATATGTTCACAACTTGTATTAATAACAATTTGCGGTTCTTCTGTATATTCATAATTACACATATCTTCTGTAACTGCATCAAATTTTCCATCTATTTCATACTTTTTATTCATACTTAATGCTATGTCCTTACACGTAGGGTCAATATCAACAGATCTAATATGTCGTACACCAAGTTCGCTATTAAAAAGCATTGTAGCCAAAATTCCGTGCCAGCCTCCAAAGATAATTATTCTACTAGCTTCAGCATGAGTAACTTTAGGAAGTTCTTCACATAACCACTTCTTACTCTCAAGCTGACCATGCCAGAAACTTTCTAACAATCGTTTATAATCGTTTGCATCTCTAATTGCATCTACCCAATAAGCTATATCATCAATATTAATTTTCATAAACTAGCTCTTTTGGTATTTTACTATCTGCACTACTTACACAAGTTGGTGTAATACAAACTTTACGTTCTTTAAATAAAGTAAACCCTGTTTCAATAGTACCTAGTGGTTCATCATGACAGCTATAAGCACGTTTGATTTCGCCACCTGGTTCACGAATAATACAACTTTGATATCCTGCATTACACATCCACCCTTTGAATTTATTAAACTGGTAAGCATTAAGTCTTTCTGCTTGGTCTAAATTATATTCTGTTCCTGCTTTATCATATAATAATAGTTGATTTGTTTCTTGTTCTATTTCATTTTGCAATATTTCCCATTGTTCAGCACTATATCCCTCAACTACTGCACTTGCTGTATCATTACTTTGTGGTTTTAATGTAACATGTAATCCTTGGTCTTTAAAACGTTGAGCTCTTCCATAATATTCATCAAATCTATCTGGAACCATAACTTGATTAATTGTAACTAATACTCCATGCTCTTGTAAAAAGTTAAGTTTGCCTGCAAATTCTTTTTCATTAGAAAATTCTGCATGATAACTTGCTGTTATACTTTTACGATCTAATTTTTCTGTTGCTGTTAACCATTTGTTCCACCAATTAAATCCTGGACTAGCATTAGTAGTCATATGTAAACTAAGATAGTTACTAACAGGTTCTTGATACGCTTTAATTAAATCTGTTAAACCTTTATATGCAGTTGGCTCACCACCACTAAAACTAAAATGAAATTTATCAAATCCATGAGCTCTTGCTTGACTTTTAATTTCATCCATTGTACGAATATATTCTAATAAAGGTCTATGATCTACTGTTTTACTTTTAGCATACGGCCAACAGTAACTACAATCATAGTTACAAAATCTACCTAAGATCCAACTAACCGAAAAAACATTATCTTCTAACATAGTTTTTTGTCCTAGTTTAACAATATCTAGTTTATCTAAATCAACAATTTTCTTCATCAAACTTTTCTTTTAACCATTCATAGTCATTAATTCTTAATAATGCTTTCATATTCCCTTTGAATGCTTCACCATAAAATTTACCTGCACGAGCACCTGCCATAGCATAATCCCCATTAGGTTTTCCCATTCCTTCATTACACCATACCATTAATCGCATTTCAGTTTCTTCGTCTACTTGGCCTCTAATAATTTTACTTGATAATTTAACACATTCACGAAATGCACTTTTCCATGTATTAAAAGGATCTATATTAAATGCTGTAACATTACTAATTTTTTCATGTGCAAAAAACTTATCACTAATACTAGTTGTCATGTCTAAATTAGTAACATCCATATCTATTGTAAGTTGTCTTGGTAATAATTTTACGCCACCATAACCATATTCTAAAAAGTTTATAGGATTTTGACAACGCCATACATGAACAGCATCTAAATCCCATTCAGACGCAATATAATCAAATTTAAAATCATCTTTTAGTCTAGCATCACCATCTACGACCCAAAACATTTTTGTAAAGCATTTTTTAGCCGCGGCTATATGGGCTTGATGTATACCTTTTACACCATGAACACGTTTAGCCATTGGAAATCGTGCTTTTAACTCTGCATAAACTTCATCTGCATTTGGTTCTTCAAAACTTATAAAAACAATATCATACATAAGGCTCTATCTCTTCTGCTAGTTTTTTATGAAGCTTTCTACCAGGATGACCATGATCTGGAAAATCATCAGACAATACCATATAATTTATAACGTCTTCATATTTGTTAACCTCTTCTTTAAACTCATCTGTATCAGCTAAATCTGGCCTTAGCTGTTTAAGAGAATTAATCGAATTCCAAGATGTAAGTAAAGGTATTTGCTTACCTAGTATTTTTTGTAACCACCCTTTATGAATATGTTTAATAAAAGTATAATTACTTTCTAGACCGTATGTTTCGCCCCAGCCTTCTATTAGAATAAAAGGAATTTTTAACTCGTTATATATTGCTTGTGCTCCATCAAACGCAATTTTCATAAGCACTTGATTTAATTCAGCAATAGATTTACAGTTGTTTGTTTCACTTAATTTTAAATAATACTTGTCTAAGTCCCATAAACAGGCTTCACCTGATGTTGTGTCTTCCTTGTAATTACGACAAGGTTCTGTTAACATCCATATAATAACATCTGGTGTATAAAAAGTTGATGATGTAAACGGCGGTGCTAAGCCTAATGCTTCTTCACTTCT